CCTGATTCAGCGTTGAAGTACGAATCCATCTATACGCATACCCAGCCTGTTTGTCAGGCTCAGGGAGCAATTCTGCTGGCGCCCACTGCGTAGGACGTTCGCTTGTTGCACGGGTATCTAATTCGCGAGCAAGTTTGTTTGTTGCCATTTTAAGCCTCCAGTTTTTGCATTTCCCGAGCATACTGCTCAGGGGTTAAGCCAAGTTTTTTAGCTAACGCCACTTGGCTTGCTTTTAGCACAATTCTTTTTGACGCCGTGCTACGCGTTGCTGGTGCTACTACTGGTGCCGATCTGGCTTCAGTGCGCTGATTGGGCTTGTCGCCCCCAACCTGCGTTTCTACTTCTAATTCGTCCGAAAAATTCTCGGGAAACCTTTTGCGCATAGTGTTATCTATACGTTTGAAATACTCTTCGCTACCAATATAACCTTTACCAAATTCTTTTTCAAGCTTTGCATGCGTACCCAAAGCCAAGGCAGTCATCTCTTCATCAGGCCCGTACCAAGTATTTCTTTCAAGCCACTTGGAAGTTAGCGGGTCAATCTTCGGACTTTCTTGAGTCTGAGTCGTTTGTTGTGGTATTTGTACATCATCTTCTTCAGTTTGTAAAGAGGGCTTAAAGTTTTTAGCCCTATCTTGTTTTAAACTAGCTTCTGTAAGTTTTTGTTGAGCCTCAACAATGCGATCTGAATCTCCCGAGTCATAGGCGTCACGGTAGACTCGTTTTGCCATTTCTACTTCTGTATCAGCGGCATTTTGTACAGTTTCAATATAAGTCTTTTCGCCAGCACTATATTGTTTCTTAAGTCTTTGATTCTCTTGAGAAATTTGTTGTGCAAATCGAACTGCTTCGTCTTTTTCTCTTTCCGCTGCTTCTTTAACTCGACGTTCGTCGTGCCAAGCTTTTTTCATCTGCTCAAGACGCATTTTTACCTTATTGGAATACTCCATAAGGTTGTCATCATCAAGTTCTTTTTTTACTTCATCAGGCAAAGGCTTAGCTTGCCGATCTTCTGTTGGAGTATCGTCTTCTACCTCGATCTCAAATGTTTCTTCTGTATCTACGGGTTTACCCTTAGTTTCTTCTGCTTCGTGAGGGAATTTATAGTCATCTTTTTGAATTTCAGCCATGGTTTATCTCCTAAATAAATTTACGTTTAATTCCACGAGGATCTTGAACTACAGCTTCCACCGAGTCGTCGTTAATAATGCGGAATTCCCTGTCATGGATTACCAGACGGGTACCAGCATTTGGACGCACCAAAATAAAATCGCCTTTTTTACACCAAGGACCGTTAGGAAACCTAGTTTTATCTTGATAGCAATCTGGACCTATATCAACTACAAATAAAACCGTAGTTAATAACTCATCGTGCCTGCGGGTTTCATCGGACTTAATAATCCCGCTATCGAAAGCCTCTTCTGTTTCTGGAATTGCGCAAAGTATTCTATACCCTTGGGGTACAGGGAGTTGTTTGGCTCTTTCTTCTGCTTCTTTATGCAATATTGCACTTAAATCTACTGCTTTTTCTAAATCAATGACGTTAGTCATTAGCGTTCTCCAGATTTTTTGCGAGGTCTAGTAAATATGACTCAGCAGTGAGAAGGCCTCGAATCTCACCACAAAGTGCGCGATACTCTGCGTAATCCTTAGCTGCGCCACTGGAAACGGCATCAGCTATTTGGTTGCGCTTATCTCTGTACTGTTTAAGCAGTACTTCAAGCGTTTTGTCCATCAATCACCTTTCTTTTGCGCCTTTTTATGGGCGATGTCTGCGCCAATTTTTAAACTTTCTAATTCCATCTTAGCTTCAAGATCGGCTTTATCTTTAGCTGCTTTAGCTCCAACTTGCATACCAGCAATTTCTTTTTGTGTTTCTATACGATCACGTTCAATTTGAAGTTGATCTTCTTTAGCTGCTGCGTCTATTTGGAGTTTTTGTTGCTTAAGTTGCAGGTCTGCTTGCTTCAGTTGTAATTCCATCTGTTGCATTTGGACCAGTGGGTCTTGCGCCGCTTGGGCGTTTTGTTGAGCTTGAACCTCTTGTTGGTTCTGCTGCAACATTTGTTGCGCTGCTTGAGCAGCGAGTTGCGAGATTCTGACTTCCAATTGCTCTGGAATGCCTTCTTCTTCGTATTGTTTATTGTCAGGTGGAAGTTCCATGCCCATGCGCATTTCCATCTGCTTACGATATTCATAGCCAATGTGCTCATTAATATGAGCCATCATGACAGCTTGAATCTGTTGTGCCATTGGATTCATACCAACCAATTGTTGAATCTTAGGATCTTGCATTGCACCCATATGCACCGCAATATGAGCTTGATGATCTTGATAGAGGAAAGCCTTGACAGGTTTCATCATTAAAACGTTTTGGTTCTCAGTAACAGGATCCATTGGTTTTTTGTCGTCTTGAGACGGCACAAGTTTGGCGTAGTTTTTAATGCCCAACACGTCTAGCATTTGATGATGTAAGAGTGGAAGATCATAGAGCTGTGGTGCAGTTTGAGCAAGTTGTAGAGCTGCTTGATATTGCACTACTTTTTGCGACATAGTAGCCGCGTTGGGGTCTGATACAGGTATGACGTTTACTTGGTCATAGTCTGATTTCTTTGCTCTACGACTACCTTCAATTGGCTCGTAGGTATATTCCTCAGGAGTGTAGTCCGCAATAATCTTCTTTAAAAGACGGAACTCTTGTTTCATTGCATAGTGGATACGAGCTTGTACCGCACTCATTACTTTTAATGTTCTTTCTAATATTGCAAGCGTGGTTCCCACTGGCGAATTAGAAGACATGTCGCTAATCTTCATATCCGCAGCTGCTGCAAAGCGGCGACCTTCATCAATGATTTGATTCATCAACTGATACAAAGTCTGACTTGGTTCCTTATATGGAAGAGGCAGGATGTTATCCCGCATAGTTCCTCTAGGTACTTCTACGTCACGGAATTCACCTGGGCTGATCGGGGTGTCGTCACCTTTAATCCGTAAGCCCCGCGTTTTGAACCCCCCTGGAAGATTAGAAAGAGTGCCAGCATCAACAAGCTGACGAAGAATGCTAGTACCAGACTTAGCAAAAGCCCCAATGAGGTGAATAAGACCAAAACAATAAAAACCAAAACCTGGAATATAACCGTAATGCACGAAGTGGTTACGTTTCGCATGTGTGTCATCATCTGGCTCCCAGTTACGTCTAATTGCGAGAACATTACTTGTTCCTTTTTCTATAGTTACTACATAAGGAAGAGCAATACCTGTTAATTTACCATCGTCATCTTTATGTTCATGACCAGAAAGATCTAGATTGACGTGCATTTCAAGAAGTTTGAAGCGATCATCCGACGTAGCTCTAAAGCCCATCTTCTCCGCAATTTTCTTTTCTATTTCATCCAATGAGTTAACAGGATCTTCTAAATCAATGTCACGATAAAAACCTGCAACTTGCAATTTAATTAACTCATTCTTGGTCTTACGCATTACATGCGTGACACGTTCAGAAGTCTCAATATTGCTAGCGCCATAAGGAACAACAATGTCTTCTGCGGGTACAAATATAGATGCTTGACGCTCTAAATTTGGATCGTAATAGACTTTTTTAAACGCATTACCTGAAAGACCCAAGCCCCAAAGCATGCGCTCATGCTCAGGTCTGTACTCTTTC